CTGCGTGGTATCATCGGCCTTTTCAATGTCTTCATCCGTAATATTGGTCCACATCCCCGTATCTTCGGACATTTGACGGAGCTCTTTTAATCCCGTTTTCTGGCTAATCAATCCAGAAGTAAATGCTCCCTGTATGGCAGTGGTGCGAGTGCTGGCCAAGTCGGTACTTTCCTTTGCTTTTGGTTTACGAACATTATTAAATTGGTAATCCAGGTCATCGGGAATAGCACCGAATTCAGACATAAACATAATTGGTAGCAGCCGATCCAGCGAGGGGCGTAAGTGAGATTCCTGTTTTCTTTCAATTGTTATATCGTAATTGTCCATGTCTGATTCTCCGGTGGCATTAAGCCCTGCCGGTGAACGACCGAATAATTTAGTGACAGGCATTTCAGCTGCACCAGCCACGTCCATCATGAAGTTTTCATACACCTTATCAATTCCACTAAATGCATACTGAAAGGTTTGAAAATCGTCATCCGCCCCAAGTAACTGCATTCCGGTATTACTCATAAGCCAGTTCTGTGCCTGTACAACATTATGTATGTCTTTTACAGCTTGCTCATCAAGCGTTGTCATAAGCTGTTCCAGATCCTTCATTTTCAAAACGCGAAGATTTGCATTAAATACCAGGCTTGCAATATTCCAGCTAGTATTGTCTCGCTTCTTTAGGTCGTCAAAAACATGCTCAACCTCAGACGCGGACCAATACATTTCCTGCTGTTTTTCCCATAATGGTAAATTTCGTCCGGTAAAACGGACAATGCGACTGTGATGAACTTTAAGCCCATTACTAAACATATCTGAAGAGATAATATAGCTGTCAGGTAATCCAAAATCGGGATCACTCAGGTCCGTTACTAACTCCGAACTAGGCTGAATACCAGACCACCGGTCCAACACCAGCAATCCTTTGAATGTGCCAGGCATGACCATATCCAGATCCAGCGGTTCTTCTAGCATATGGCCCTGGCCTTCCAGGAGAATAACGCCAGCAGCGCCACCGTATAACCTTCCCCACTGCAACCCCTCTAACAATCTCTCTTTTAGTTTTGTGGTACGCACTAAACGATCAAATCGTTTTATTTGATCCGGTGGCAATTGACTGGTAATCTTAATCCAGTTGCGCATCATATCACCAGGGACAACATCAATAATGCGGCCAATTATCCAGTGGTTTCGGTACAGGCTGTTTAGCTCCTGGTAATTTTGCGTTAGCCTGGTCATGGGGTATTCCGTAGCTTCTAGGTGGTTAGAAGTACCAAAACCTAGCCGCGCCTGCTGATTACGGAATGCATCATTTGTTTTTACCGCATCTGTAGTTTTTGTGTTCTGCTTGCGCTTGGCATCGGCGGCACTTTTTTTGCGTTGTTTTATCACGCTGCTAACCTCCTATCAGTTAATAATGTGTGCGTCCCGTAGCGAATAGCATCGGGACCATGGTCATTTACTTTAATTGGCCGCTCAGCCATACCCTTTTGAATGGCCTTATCATCCCAAACATAGGACAATAATTCTTTCTTCAGCATGACGCAGCGGCGGTGGATCCGGATGATCTTCTTTGTGAACGCTGACGATACGCGGCGGATCCCGTCACGCACTTTATTGTCAGCGTTCACAATTTCAGGATCAATATCTTTCGTCCTTAGGTGTCGGCTCCTTAATTCTGCTTTAAAGCTAGCCGCTGACGGATCCACAACAATAAAAGAGGGTGCCAGCTGCCAATCTCCTATAAATTCTTCAAGATCATCTGCCAGCTGCTTATCCGTCTTTTCAACGCTGCACTGTTTACCTGTCTTTTGTCCATCGGTATCGCGGGAATCATAATAATACTCATCCACTACCCACCAGGTCTTTCCGTCATCGATAACGTCAAGAAAGACACAGGGATTAACTGTGCCATAGTCAATAAAAATATATCGCCGGTACGCCGGGTTATTTCTAAGGCCTGGTTCCATGTCCTCATCATCGAAGAGTAATTCCTCAGACCAGGCATCTTTATAAATTGCGCCCTGAGCCATAACCCAAAGGCCCAGAATAAAACGCTGAAAAAATACACCGGAATACATAGACTTGTATCTTTCCTTAGTGGCTTCGTCCAGGCTTGGATTATCATCCATTTCAAAGTGTAAGTGCAGCAGTTTTTTCTCTGCAGCTTTCAGCAGCCAGTTAACATTAAACCAATGCATAGGCCCATCAGGATTACAGTTAAACCAGAACTTTGCCCCTGTTACAGAGCATCGGCCGGTCCCTTGGTTGACGAAGCTTTCAGGCATAAGCGCCACTTCATCGAAGTAGATCCCAGCAAGGGTTATCCCCTGAATCAGATCCTGGCTGCGTTCGTCTTTACCGCCAAATATGTAGAAGTAATTCTCTTTGCCCTGGCGGCGGATTACAATATGCTTTTCTGGTCCTGTGCGTATCTCTTCAACGATGTACCCGCGTGCTTTTAACGCCGGTTTCAGCCAGCTCCACACGTTACGGTGGAATGAGCCGATAGATTTGCCACACATGCCAAAATTCTGGCCATCAAACTCCTGCATTGCCCAGAACACGAAAGAAAGAGCCATCGGCACCGTTTTACCGGCCCTGATCGCTCCGTCTGCTATAATCCCAGTATAGTCCTTGTAGGGGCTGCATTTCATCCACCATGTAAGGATTTTAAGCTGCTTCACTGAAAACGAAACAAACTGTATTGCCGCCTTGGCTTTCACCTTGATACGCTCCATTATGGTCAAGGCTTTTCACCTTCCCACACAGAAGCGCCTTTGGCTTCCAGCGCCCGCAGAAAACCATCATCGGGAATATCTTCGCCTCCGCCACCGGCCTTAGCTTCCACGATGGCTAGTTTCTTACGCTCAATATCAAGGCGCTCTTTATCAAACCATTGCTTGTGCTTATGCAGCGGATTCATATTAAAGTAATCGGCCAGCCAATCAAGAGCCTTTTGCCTGTCCTCCAGCTTAACCTTCATACCAGATTTACCGACACTGATTTCACAGATTAGGCCACCGTCAACCTGATCATGACTTTTAAAATTCAGGTAACTGCGCTTGTACGTCTTCATGCTGCCGTCATCGTTCATGAGAGGCTTTCCGTACGGATCAGTGATCGGCACGTCCTCTGTGCCAAACTCGCTGAAGTCAGTCATATCAGCAAAGGCAATCCGCATCTGGCGCTCTACAATGTCATCCTCTGATAACATGATTGCCTCATTGCGAATAGCCTTTAAACGCTCTACCTCAGCCTTAATGTGAAGTTTTGTCAAAAGTTCATAGCCAATGAATCTGGCTGTCTTGACTGAATACCCTGCCTTAATTGCTGCCTGCGTAGCGTTTCGATTATTCACAAAGAACCGGCAGAATAATTGCTCCTTCTCCGTTAGCTCCTGATTATCGGCCGCAGTAAATACCGCCTTAACGCCTGGACTAATTCGTTTAGTAACGTTACCTTTCGGCTCAATTGATTTAGTAACGTTACCATTCAATTTATCTTCCCATTTGTCCTGATTCTTCCACTTTCGAATCTGGCTATCTGAAACACCAAGCGCAGCTGCTATTTCAATAAGCGGCGTTTGGCCCTTACTATCTAACCAGATTGTTTCGGCCTTATCTCTGTTCGGACTTCTCGCTCTTGCCATTTACACCAGTCACCACCTCCAGCAAGGTTATTGCCTCGTTATTTCAAAACAAAACCGGTCAGTCCCTTACGAGTAGTGGACTTGACCGGTGGGTGTACGATTTCAGTATGTGTTGGTATTGGCTTTTTCGGATTAGGCGTAGTTTGTTTTTTCATGTGTACACCTCCTGTGAAATGGGTAAAAGAAAAAGAGCCTTGCGGCTCTCTTCTCATAATAAACATTATACTTTAAGTAATTTAAGGCCATTTTCTAAATATCTTTTTAATGGTGTCTTTTCTGTTATTGAATCAATTGCATCTTCTTTGCTCATCATTGAAAAATGACTATATTTTATTTTATAGAACTCATCCGGATTATCGATTTCTTCTTCAGTATTATCTCTACCTACATACATAACTGTTAAAATTCCTAAGACATCATTCTGCTCAAAAGACTCTAACAAACTCTCTAAAGCATTAAGCCGTGGGTCGCTTAACGATTTTTCGTACGCTGCAATTCCTTTAGACACGCTAATAAATTCATCTAAAATATTTTCTTTATTACTTTTTGTCTCCTTAGGAGCTAATTCAATTACCTGACCGATCTTATCTTTAAGTGACACAACGATTGGAGGCATCATTATTAATACATCTCCTTTTACCAATTTATTTCAATATTCGGCAAAAGGTGAATAATTCCTTTGTGACAATAAGAAAAGCCCATCCCTTAAAGGAATGAGCTTTATATACATTATGTTAACTAGTCAGGTTGCAGACCTATTAATCTCAGTATAGCATTTTGTCAAATATCCGTCAACTTAACAACCTTCAAATAATCCTGATTTTCCACCTAACCCCTGATTTATCTGGCTAAGTGTTTTCTTCTTCATTTTATCTTTTCCGGACTTACCTACCGAATCACCGCCGCCCTGTATTTTAACTCCTTCCGGAAGACTACAAGACCGATACGGGCTATTCACTTCTTTTTGCTGCCTAAAGCGTTTCACAAAATCTATATCATCTTCAGGTGGCCATGTACCGCACCTACATACGGGACATTCGAAAAATGCATCATCTTTGGGAATCGTGATTGTTATATCTCCTCTTGATAAGCATATGGGACATAATACTTGTTTTGACATACGGCTGACCTCCTTCCTTACCACCATTTAATCAAATTGTTATCATACCGCCGTCTGAGTTCTTTGAGAAA